AGTTCATCGTGTATTTGTATATGAGGCACTATACCTTTTTCATATAAATCTACCATGGCCTTCTTTGTCATATCTGCGGCTGAACCTTGAACTAATTTATTTAAAGCTTTATAAGTAAAAGCAGGAACAAAGTATTGAGCAAACCAGGCTTTTCTGCCTTCGTTTGTAAGTTCCTCAACCTTTCCCTTACCACCTTCAGCTTTTGATAATGATCTAGAATTAAATTGTAATTTAAACTTTTCCCATGCTACTTCTTTTGACATTAGCTTAGGCACAACCCAATCACCTTGATAAGTAATATTACCAGTTTTTTCATTTTTTATTTCTTTGGCCTCTGGGTCCCATTCTTCAAACTTACGTTCTTTATTATTCCATCTTTTATTTACACTTTCATAGGTGTCAAATCTACAAAACCTATCCTCAAGAGTAAAAACTAATTTATGTTCTTTTGCAAAACCCATCAAATTATCTGATAATTCTTTTACAAAAGGAACTTTATCATGATATGTATCAAATAACTTTTTAGCTTGTGCTTTATCTAAATTTAGCTCTGCCTGTAATTTACCTTTACCCATACCATAGAATAAACCTAGGTTAATTGATTTTGCCTGTTTCCTGGGGATATTAGCCATGTCAGCAACGATTTGATGAAAATCGGCCTCATCACTATTAAATTTATCTGCCAGCTCCTGCGTCTCTGATAGGCCGTGTTTTATGGCGTAGTGCACCACAATACGTGGCTCTTGTTGTGAATAGTCAAATGATCCCCATTGATGTCCTTCTTCTGGTAAAAATAACTCTCGCATTTTTTTACCATAGTACCCTTTAGCAGGTATCTGTTGTAAATTTGGATTACTCATCGAAAACCTTCCTGTTACCGTTCCACCTGCATCTGATCGTATTTGATTTATATCTGCGTGTATTCTACCATTGTAAATATATCCTTTTAATCCCTCTATAAAAGTATTAACAGCTTTGTCTGCTTCTCGTGCTTTTGAAAGCATTCTTAAAAATCTATTTGCGTGAGTTTTCAAATAATCTTTTGGAAGTTTTGGCATACCAGACTTAGGTGTTTTTTCATAATTAGTTATTTTTTGATTTTTTAATAAATCTTTTACAGAGTTTGCTGCCCACAACTGAACATTAACTTTAGTATGTTTTTTAATAATATTTAATAAATTATCTCTTCTACATTTAAGTTTTTTCCCAAAACTTTCTAATTTCTGTATGTCTATTCTAACTCCTTTAAACTTCATGTCTACAAGGCAAGGAAATAATCTGGTTTCTAATTCAAATATATTTCTACAAGTTTTTTGTTCTCCATTTTTTTTAGTATGTAAAACTTTATCTAACTGTTTGTTAAATATATTCCATAGTTTTAAAGTTAGATTAACATCTTGTTTTGCATATTCTTTTACAACATGAGAGGGTAGTTTATGCATGTTAGACATGGGATCTTTTTGCATACCACCAGACCATTGAAATGTTTTTTCTTGCAGATCATATTTATATTTTTCATCTTTTAATATATCTTTTGCTAAAGCATCTAAAGAATACTTAAATCTATTTTCATCAATAACAGATGCAGCTACCATGGTATCGACTATACGACCTTTTAACATCTTACCAGTCTCTGCCCTCATCCAACAAACATCATAGATTGCGTTGTGAAAAACTTTTGTAATGTTTGTATTTTGCAATATTTTTTTATTCATCTGATCCCAAAAATTTTTCTTTTCTGAATCAGATTTTATATGATCCGAATGGTGTAAAGGAAAGTAAACTGTATCTTTCCCTGTAGCTACAGCTACACCTGTAATAAAACCATCACCTCTTACTGCACCTAAACCTTTTGTTTTTAAATTAGGATCGTAAGTTTCTATATCTAATGCTACAGTATCTATTCCATTTAGATCTAAATCTTCGGGTGTGTTACACATTGTAATCCCTCTCTATGATCATTTCTATAAAATGTATTGCTTTCAACAGATCTTCCTTACCATTCTTGTCTTGATGACGTATAATATATTTTATAGCACAACCTTCAGGATATAACAACTTATTCTCAACTACAAACTTACTCGGTTGAATTTTATATTTTTGATAATGGTTCCCGCCGTGCTGTTTGTCCCATACTTTACTCATATAACCTCCTTTACAATTCTAATATTTCTCTTCTGTGATTTTGTATACCTGCTAGTCCACCAGGCATGTATTTAAAATTAGAAGTTCCTATACTCCAACAATCTATTTTACCTCTACTGTAAGCAACATAAGCCAATCTTATTGGCTCGTACACATCTCTTTCTTTTCTGTATACAGAAAGATCAACGATAACATTATCATAAGTCAAACCTTTTACTTTGTGTATCGTATCGTGTTCAACTCTAGGCATTTTTTCTATATTCATTTTGTTATGTAATACTCTTCTTATGAAAGGTATTTTTTCAATTAAATCTTTTTTTATTACTACTTCTGAAAAATCTTTGTATTGTTTAGCTTCAGGTACAATAAAACCCATATCAATAAATTCTTGAATGTTGTATTCTTTATCAATTAAAGGTTTTAATTGATCAACAGAACCTTTTCCAATAACCTTTACTGCTTTACCCATTAAGGGCCAGTATTCCATAATTTGTTTTTTAGAAACTTTATTATTTAAAAAATTGTTCCATGTTTTAAAACATCTAAAATCTTTTCTAGAAACATGTGGTTTGTCATTAGAAACTAATTTATAATCTATACCGTTAGCTTCTAAAAACTGATTAATTCTTTTGTGAGTTGGGTTGCCTCTGTATGTAAATAAAAAACTTTCATTGGTATTTAATATTTTATTAATTAATATTTCACTAGCTTCACAGCTTTGTTCAATACTAGGTATCCAATAAGAGTTACCAACAACACCTTCTACAGGAGTCCAAGTTCTTACTGCATTTACACCCCATTTATTCCAAACAGGAGCTATAATATTTTTACAAATTTTATTAATAGTTTCTCCACATCTCAAACCTTCTTTAAGTTCGTTGTTTTTTGCCTCTGGTGTGCTTGCTAATTTATAAAAAAAATCAGGATCAGAACCAGCATATTCATGAATTGTTTGATCAGGATCACCTATAAAAATAAATCTTTTTGCATTTGTAGCTGCTTTTTGTAAAGCTTTTATCTGTGGCTTACTACAATCTTGAGCTTCATCTACTATTAAAATATCTATATTGGTTGGAACTTCTGCACGAAATCTAAAATTATCTATCATATCTTCAAAAGAAAGTTTTTTATGATTGTCCCTAAAAGCATCATACTTTTCTTTTAATGGTTTTAGATGATGTTTATTATAAGGCTCATAAGATTGTGTATTACAAACTTGCCAATATTGATCAAAAGTCATTTCTTTACCGTGTGCATGAGAGGAAAAAGTGTACAAAGGATGTTTATCCCATTTACCTTTATTCCAATTTTTCATTGCTATATTTTCATCACAAAATTTTTTATGCTCTGCTTGTTCATACTTTTGTAAAGGTAAATATTCTGCTCTAAAATAAGAATGAATTGTGCATATTTGATCTTCAAGTTTTGTATCAGGAACGTCTTTTAATTGTGGTAAATTTTTAACAGCTTTTACAATTTCTTCTGCTGCAGTATTGGTATGAGATAAAATAACTATCCTATCCCATTCATAACCAGCTTCTAAAAATTCTGCGTATTTATTTTTTAACCATACGTGAGTTTTCCCTGTGCCTGGTGGACCTGGTACAAATTCTGGTGTTTTATTCATCTTCATTTTTTGCTGTTTCATCTATAACAACAGCTTCTCCTTCCCAAATAATTTTATTAGTATCAGTAGGCTCTCCTTGTACTTTCCAAGATACACAAGACTTCTCATTGTATTTACCTTTGTATTTTCCAGCTTTTAAAAAAGTTTGAATTTTATTTACAAGATCAACTCTTTTCATGGTTACTCTATTTTTAGCTAATTCTTTCTCAAAATTATTTAAATCAAATTCAATCCAATTTTTTTCTTTATTATAATAAGGCATCTTATGTATGGCTAATTGATCTTTAGTTGTATAAATACCTTTTGTATCTAAATAATCTAAAAATGTAGACTTCCACCATTCTGAATCTTCTGCTTCTTTTACATAATCTTTAGATTTGGTTCTTGTAGCAAATTTAGCAATCATCATCTCTTCAAATTGTTTTGCCTTTTGTCTTGGAATCCATGCTTTTGCTTGACTCATTGCTTTGTCATAAAAAACTTTTTGATTCATTAAAGATTCACCATCAACCCAAATTTTTCTTTCAACTATTTCATCTTTTTCTGGCACGTTTAAATAAACATTATATCTGTTTGCACCGTACTCTTCTATTCTATCTATCATGTCTTTAGATATTTGATTTGTCATATCTTGGAATATACCAATCCAATTAAACAAACCTTGTATACCTCTATGACTATAACCTGTTAACTCCGTAATTTTATTTACACCAAACTTTCTATCAGTTTTAGCAGTTGTTGATCCTTTTTTAGATCTTTCTTTTACATCATCATTTGCTGCTTCTGCTATTCTAGATATAAACACATTGATTTGTTCTTCTGTCCAATCAGAATTTTTTAAAAGTATGCCTGCAATAGCTGTGCAGTATTCATCTCTTTTCCCTTGTCCAGGATATATAATTGTGAGTGCAGTTGATAAAGCAACCTTACCAACATCTAAGGACAAGTTGCCATCGTATTCTTTTATGCTTTCAAATTTTTCCCACTTAACATTTGTTTTTGATTTACTATGCAAAGACTCAGGAACTATAGTATATCTTTTTCTTTCAGTTCTTAATTCACACAACATTGCACCGTGTGGAAAGTCTTTGTAATCTCGTTGAAATTCTTCTGGTAAACTAAATTGTTTAAATGGTATTTTGTTTTTATTAGACCAAAGGTAGTGACTAGATGGATTACCATCTCTTCCAAATATAGCACCACAATCATTTATATAATAAGGTATAAAATTTTTTATTAATTCATTATCAACATCTAAATCTACGTCATGATCAAGTCTTAAAGCTATCTCTGCTGTTCCGTGATCCCTGTTCCATATGTCTTTCTCTATTTTAAAATCTTCTTGAGTATAACCCGTTATACCTTTCTTGGGTATACCCTTGTAACAAGGTATAATAACCCTGCCTAGATTTAACCAATCTTCATAATTTATAGGTTCGTTATTCACATTTGCCTTTCAAATAAAAAATGGGCGAGTCCACTCTCGCTTTCTCGCCCATCCCTGCAGGAAACTTATAAGTTGAACTCTTTACTATTAGTTTCTTTAGACTCTACTTTAGTCTCTACCTCACCTTTACCTACGCTGATAGCAAAGTTTTTAGCCATGTCGTACAAATCTTTTTGTTCAACAGGACCAATCTTTGATACATCCCAACCAAACCATGTTCCCTTGTCGTTAGACATTTGAACAGTCTTTAGGTTATAAATGTGGCTGTAAGTAGGCGGCGTGAATAAACCATTTTTACCCTGCATCTTGATACCCATCATCATTGAGTTCCATTTTCTACTAACTTTAAGTTGAGTAGATTTCATAGATATCAATGCTGTGCCTGGGTTTTTTCCACATAACAATACAAAATGATTTGCAGTGTTTTCAAGATAATTACCATTTGGTAATCTATCTTTGTAAGTTTTATCTCTAGTCGTTTGACTAACGATATCACTATCTGCATCATGAATAGCAACTGGAGCACCTGTTGATGTGCCTCTGTCTTGCCATTCAACGTACTGTCTTTTGTAGTGACAAGGTATTACATCGATAGAATCATACAACTCATTTGTAACAGTGTTGATTATTTTTCCAGGTTCTGCGCCCTCGACGTATTTACCATCTCTTTTATTTACTTCTGGAGATAGTTGTCCCAAAATTTTTAAGAAAGGCAACGCAAGATCTTCTTGCGATATATTTTGAGCACCTTGATTT